CCATATCCTTGATAAGCATATTCCAAGCACCGTCATATTTGCGGGCGCCCATGTAGTTGCCAGAGACACACATGTACTTGGCTTCTTCTTTCTTTTTCTTAAGGTCGTATGACATTGGGTGGCTCCAATATTTCATGCCTTCTATGTTCCAAAAATCATAATTATCTATAATAATATTCTTTTTCTTATCCATTTAAATATCCTCCTATAATAACAGAATCAATAGTAATATCATCGTCTTTTGTTAATAAAATTAATGGAATTTTATTATTATTACAATATTCTTTTTTTAATAAATCATATTTCTTTTGTTTTTCCAGTGATTTATTTCCTCCCCATTCAGAAATAGGTTCAAAATGTTGCCTACCTTGGTATTCTATAAGGTATTTTAATTTTTTTTCTTTAAAAATAGCAAAGTCAAATCTAAGTTTATTATTATCTCCTTTTAAATCAGAAAATGAATATTCTCTTTCATATTCTATGTGATTTTCTTTTAGAATTTCCTCAATTACCTCTTCTTTAAAAGACTTTAAACACCCACAGGAACGAGTATGTCCATTTTTTAAATCAGCACTTCGAACGGTAGTAGTTTTTCCACATTCACATTGACAAATCCAATAAGCGTTTGAGCCTGTTTTTTCAAAATCTCTTTTTATAACAGTCAATCTACCAAAGTTTCTTCCAGTTAAATCATCTATTCTTATTTGACTTATTTTCTCTTTTCTTAGGCATCCGCAAGATTGAATTCCTCCACTACTCAAATGACTCCCTCTAATTTCTTTTTCATTGCCACACTCACATTTACAAAGATAATATGTTTGTTTGCCCTTTCTAATTGGACCATCTATGATAGTTAATCTACCAAATTTTTCTCCAATATAACGAGTTTGTTTACCCATCTTCATCACCTCAATATTTAAGTAGAAAAATCTGATGTAGGCTCTAATAAATTGGTCACAAAATTATCAATAATATACATATAAATTACCTCTCTTTCTTATATTAATGGAGTTTCATTTGACAATATACAGTCATCATCAGATAATAGGTGAATACAGCCATCGCGCTGATAAATATAATGATTCCCTATTGTTTCTTCTTCATTAATTAAATTGGCAGTCCAACTTCCTAATTCTGTAGAAACAAAAATTTTCATATCTAGACATTCTGGATGTGTTTTTGCTAATTTTTTAATATCTGTATATAATTTTCTTAAAGTTAAATATCCCATAATTATTCCTTTTCTATTAAATCGATTTTAACAATTAAATCCAAACACTCTGGATTAATTTTTTCTAATTCTTTAAGATAAAGATATAATTTCTTTAGTGATATAATACCATATTTTTTAAATAACTTTTGTTTATCCATAAATTACCTCTCTTTTTAAATAATAGGAATCTCATTTGATGATATGTCATCATCATCAGATAGAAGATGAATATGATTATCCATTACAAAGATATAATTTCCTGAAAATTTTTCATTGACTAGATGTGCACCAGAATAACCAGATTCTGAAGCTATAAATATTGGTAAGTCTAAATATTCTGGATTTATATTCTCTACTTTATCAATATCTTCACGAAGTTTTTTTAAAGTTAAACAATTAAACATTCGTAACTCACTCCTTAATTTTATTTTTCTACTTATATTATATCATAAACCAAAGAAAAAGTCAAGATGTTTGATCTTGACTTTATCCATTTATATAATTTATGATTTCATAAATCTGTTCCCAACTTTCTGCACGATAAATTCCATGCTTGCCATTGTCAAAATCTTTATTCCACGGCGCCGAGAACAAAATTCCATGATATTTAGCATTAATAAGATTTTCTTCATAATCATCAATTAAAATATCAATTCCCGCCATATACTGTTTCTTAGGACAAGAAAATAAACTCTTTCTAATATCAAGATATGGGAAATTTCTTTTAAGCCAATTTGCTTTCTTTTTAAGATTTTCTGGTTCAGTTGATGTTATGAAAATAATTGTATGCCCATCTCGATAAAGACGAGCAACATACTTCTGACAATCTTTTATTAACTTAATTCTTTTCCAAACACGTCTATCAACAAAGTAGTTCTTGAAATTATCTTTAAACTCAGGTTTTACAAAATTATCAATATAATAAGACTTTACATCTTCTGGCTTAAGATTATCTCTACTATCTTCGTTATATACTGATAAAACAGCCTTACAGAGTGTGTTGAGTGTATTATCTATATCTATTCCAATTATCATTTATCATTCTCCTTATTTAAATTTTTGATTGGTTCTATATTATAATAATCATTACAAGAGCGACATCCATCTGTTAGATCACAATCTTTACAATTTCCGCAACCCGGCGCGCCTCCATTGATTTGTGCAACTGCACAGGTTTTACAGATACATTGATAACATTTATCCTCTAATTTCTGAATATCAAAAGGAAGTCTTATTCCTGGGTATGTATTCGCGCAAGGAAAAATAACTCCATATAAAAAATCTTTATCTATTGAATTATCATAAAAGCAAAAATGACAACGCACTCCGCAAAAACCAGAAGAATATTCTGGTACTTGAAAAATATAAAGTTTAGAATTTTTATAATCAATATCAAGAGAGTATTCACCTTTCATAAATGAATCTGGTGTAATTGTTATTTTTTCCATTAAATAGTCAATAAAAACTTTCCAATTATTTTCATGTACAAATACCACATAATAATATCTTTTATTAGATAAATTTTGGAAACAATCCATTAAAAAATCTAAAGTTTTTTCCATTATCTCGTCCTCCATTCAAAATCTCTAACAATATTCTTCATATCCTCATTAAGATATCCCCACATTTTCTCCTCAATCTCTTCTGGAATACCAAACAACGGCTCCGCCATACTTCCAACAATTGCGCAGATAGTATCTGTATCGCCGCCAACCCAAACTGCTTTTCTCATTGCTTCTTCAAAACTATTACTTTCCAGAAGAATTGAAAAACAAATTGGCACAGTTCCTTGACAAGTTTCATTAAATTTAATCTTCTTAACTGGCGGCAGTTCATATAATTTATTAGCAAGTTTTCTAATATCTTCTTTTGTTGCGCCATTTAAAAGATACCAAATTGCAGAACTAACAGCTTTTGCGCCCTTGAGTGATTCTTTGTGATTATGAGAAATTAATGTGGCGGCATTTGTCTGCTTTAACATTTCTTCAAAATTATCTTTATAGAAATATGGAATTGCAGAAATTCTCATTGCGGCGCCATTGCCATAAGAACCATATGGCTTTGGAGGATTTTGTTTAAGCCATTTTTGAAAATTTCCACCATAGCCAGCATTATAACCACTTGCATCAATTTTATTACAAAAACTCCAAAGATTTTTCGCATAATCTGTAGTCGAAGGCTTTTCTTTTTCCAACAGGGCTTTTGCAATACCACAAGTACATATAGTATCATCAGTATAAAAATTTATCAATGTAAATAATTCAAAGTCATTTGGCTCGCCTTTATAATTATCAAATTCATAAATTGAACCAATAATATCTCCTATAATTGCTCCCTTCATTTTATACCTCCATTTTTCCTTTTACAGCAAGATTATCAACATATTCATTCCACTTGTCACCTGCGTGTCCTTTAACCTTAATAAATTCAATGTTCTTGCTTTTCTCAAGGTAACTATAAATTTCCTTGATAATCTCGAGATTTTCAATAGGTTCGTGTTTCTTTCCTCGTGTCCAACCATTTTTTACCCATCCATAAACCCAACCACCAGGTTTAAGCATATTAATACAATATGCGGAATCGCAATGAATTTTAAGACAATCTGAATCTAAAAAATTATTATGGAAATGTTTTAAAGCCATATATATAGCATAAAGTTCACAAAAATTGTTGGTAGTTTGATTAAAATGTTTCGTTTCTTCATATATAATTTCGTTATTATCAATCAATATAAATGCCGCCCCGCCATTTTCTCTAATATACTCTCCATTAATACATTTCATTGAGGCGGCGCCATCTGTATAATAAACTCTATCCATACTAATCCTCCTTATATTTCCAATGATAACCATAAGCTTGCTTATATTGTCCTTTACAACATTTATGAATTAAACTATTATCATATCCATATTTCTTTTTTATTTCAGTTGCATTAAGAAATATTTCATTTGTTTCTATGCAAATAATTTTTCGAGATATTTTTTCTATACTACGGATATTCCTACTTCCAAAATTACAATTTTGCTTATGTGAACACCATTCTAAATTATTTACTTTATTATTTAATTTATTTTCATCCTTATGATTCACTTCATTATAATTATTGATATTTTGTAAAAAATTTTCTGCAACTAATCGATGAATAAGATAATTTTTTCTTTTTCCATTTTTATATAAAATAATACAAACATAACCGGAATTATTAATATATGTTTTTCTTTGCTTTTTAGTTTTGTAATTTCTTATATTACCAAAATTAGAAATTTCATAAAATTTTTCATATCCTTTTAAATCTATCCAATTTTCATCCATTATAAATAATCCTCCTTTTCAATTTTTCATAATAATTATATCATAATAAAAAGAAAAAGTCAAGACTTTAATCTTGACTTTTAAATATTATTCGCCTCTAATAAAAGTTTCATAAAATATATTTGCCTCTTCAAACAGCTCTGTAAGACCACGACTATTATCTACACAAATATCATAATCAAAATCATCAACACAATCATCTGCATGATTTCCATATGTAACAACTTCTTTTCCTCTTTGCACAAGAACTGCCATCGCTTGATATTCTTCAATAAACCTTTGAATATCTGCCGGCTCGCGACTATCAATAAATATAGCTTCTACATCGTTAAGCTCTTTAATTTTATTACATACACTCTGATGTGGCGAATCATTCCATCGAGTCAATAAATCCTTTAAGTCTGAGAGCATTCGTCGATTTTCAAGCGTTTTTGTTCCGTCCCAGCCAATATTCTTCGCAATATCTTTTACATAATCAATTGTTGATAGAACTGCAATCTTTTGATTGTGCGCCGCCGCAATTTCAACAACCATTTTTTCAAAAGAGGTCTTTCCACATCCGCCTCTTCCATTAACTATAAATATTTTCACCTATATATTCCTCCCTTTGCTCTTTAAGCTGATTGATTTTTTCTTTAGAAATATTTAAATTATATCCTTTTATTGCTGCGTTTCTGCTATTAATAAAGAAATTTAAATTATCAATTATGAATTGTTCCTTTTCTTTTGGACATTCATAAAAAATAATATAATTTTTTTCTTCTTTTAATATTCTATCATACTCTGGAAAATCACTTTCGTCCCCATTTAATTTATATATTATTATATCTGGGATTGGATTGCAATACTTATCATAAAATACTTTTGGCAATGTATTTCCAAGAGACATTTTATTAAAAGTTTCATTTATTGTTGAAATTATCATTCCATTTAAAGGACTTAATAATTCTCTATTATCTTTATTCCATAAATTAAAGAAACAACATAAATGATTTAATTGTTCTGGAGTAAATTTATCTATAATAGAAATAGACTTACTTAAATCATTAAAATCTTTTTCTGAAAAATCTACATAATATAGAGGGTTAAAACAATCTATAAAGATTGTATTCTTTTTATGTTTTGCTCTCCATTTTGTAATAATATCTTTTTTATTATAAAATAAGTGTTTTGTTTTCTTGATTTTACCATAAACTTTCAAATTAAAAGGATATACGCCCTGAATATTTTTAAGAATATAATATGTAAGAATACCAAAAATATTGTCTTGATATTCTAATATAAAATTATGTGTATTAAAAACATCTTTATATTTTTCTACAAATTTATTCATAATTATATTTAAGGTTCTATCAGTTTGTTTTTCATAATTTATCATATGCGTATTATAATCTAAATTTAAATTATGAAGAATTATTCGTTGCTCAAAATTCATATTATCAATCCTCCTATTATCTTAATTATACTATAATTCTATTAAAAAGTCAAGAAAAACACAATCGAGGTATTTATTTGACATTTTCTGTGAAGAATACTATAATAATATTAAGGGGTGAAATAATGAGTATTACTTACCGTTTAAAAAGAGATATTGTTTCAAGAACGGCTGCCAATTTAGTATTTGGTATTTCTGAAGCAAAATCAGTTCATATTATTAAAAATGAAAGATGTTTTAACGGGAAATCTTTAATTGGAATATTATCAAATAGTCTTCGTTTCAATGATATTATTACAATTAAAGTGGAAGAAGTCGAAGACATAAAAATTATTAAAGAAGCCTTTAGTGGCTTAGGAGATGTGATTGAATAATGGATTACAGAATGTATGACAAGGGCGCGCCCGCTGGTGAAAATGTTGTTGAATTAATTGCTAAGCATCTTCGTGAACAAGGACAAGTAAAAACAGGAAAACTTATTCTTGACTTTGTTGGTTTTGAGGGTGCAGTGGGAACAACTTTTACTCTCAATAATCAAGAAGACAAAATGATGATTCCAAGTTGTGGACATTTCATTACTCCTCATTATGGAGATAGATATATGAAAATTCACAGTTTGGTATTTGATAGTGCTTTTACTGGCAATATTTATTATATTATATAAGGTGGTGAAAGTCAATGGGATTTTTTGATCCATTTGGTGGAAATCAAGGCGGCTCTGGTGGAGGTAGTGTAGATATTGATGTTTCATTAACTCAGTCTGGCAAAGCTGCCGACGCAAAAGTAGTTGGAGATAAGATTAAAAATATTGAGGAAAATGGGACTGCGAAGATTAATGATGTTAAGATAGTTGGAGAGCTTGATTCTGTTGATGATTTAAGTATTCCTGGAAAAATTCTGGAAGAAGGCAGTGAAATAGAAATAGGAACAACAAATGAGATAATAGGAAAAAACGCAGAAATTTTTAATGATTATGAAGCAAATATTGCAATAGGGGAATATAGTCATGTAGAAGGCACAAAAAATCGTGCTCATGGAGCATATAGCCATGTTGAAGGATATGGAAATAAAGCTTCAGGAATTGCAGCACATGTTGAAGGAGATTCATCAATTAATCCACCTCATACAATTAATGCCACAGTGAGTCCCATTCCTGCTGAGAGAGCTTCTGGACAAG